AAAGTAGTAATGAACTTTGTCTCACCTAGATTCTCTAAAAAGGCAATGTATGACTCTATCAGTGGTAGATTACCAAGACTCCTGGATGTACCAGGTTTTGATGGTGTATTAATGCATATAGGTAATACTGCCAAAGATACAGCCGGGTGTATACTTGTAGGATATAATAAAGTAAAGGGTCAGGTTATTAATAGTAAAGATACTTTCTTTAAGTTGTATGCAAAACTAAAAGAAGCATCAGATAAAAATGAGTAGATTACCATTACTATACAGTAAATAAAACCTACTATAAGTAAATTTGTTTTGCACTTATAATGATTTTAATTAGAGCATTGCGCAATTCAAAAAACTTGTTTACCTTTGCACAAAGTTTAACAGTTAAGGAGAAGATATATGGATGAAGAATTAAGCGTAGATAATATTCTTGCACCAGAGGAAGTAGATACTTTATTTGAAGTTAATAATGAGGAGGAAACTCCTCCTACTGAGGATACTGAAAGTACTACTGAAGGTCAAGAAGGAACAAAAGAAAAGAAAGAAACTACTGAGGTTGTAGATGTAGATGCTTTATTTACAGAAAAACCAGAGAGCGTAAGTAGTGGAAAAGAGAATAATCAAGAGGAAAAGGAAGATACCCCTCCCAAAGAGGATGGCACTTCTCCAAACTTCTACTCTTCCATTGCCAAAGCCTTGAAGGAGGAGGGTATCTTACCTGACCTTGATGATGAAGCATATTCTAAGGTTAAATCACCTGAGGATTTCAGAAACTTGATAGAGCAAAAGATTCATGATGGTCTAGATGAAAGACAAAAGAGAATTGATGAGGCTCTTACTGTTGGTATAGAATAGCCAGTAGTTTAGCAATATGAAAATACTCTTAACTATCTAGACAAGATAGATGAGAATTCTCTAAAAGATGAGAGTGACCAGGGAGAAAGTCTTAGAAGATAGCTTATATATCAAGATTATGTCAACAGAGGATTCAATAAAGAAAGAGCTACTAGAGAGGTAGATAGGTCTTTTGCTGCTGGTAATGATGTTGATGATGCTAAAGATGCCTTGGAAAGTAACAGAGACTTCTTTAAGACTCAATACTAGAATATGGTAAAAGAGGCACAAGTTGAGGTTGAAAAAGATGAGCAGGAAAGAAAGGAATAGGCAACTAAATTAAAGACTTCTATATTGGAAGATTAGAAAGTCTTTGGTGAACTTGCAGTTGATAAGTCAACTAGACAGAGAATATTTGATAATATCTCAAAGCCTATTTATAAAGACCCTAAAACAGGGGACCTTTATACTGCTATTCAGAAGTATGAAATGGATAATAGAACTGACTTTCTTAAGAATGTTGGCCTATTATTTACTCTTACAGATGGATTTAAAAACCTTGATGGTCTTGTAAAAGGTAAAGTGAATAAAGAAGTAAAGAGAGGTCTTAGAGAACTTGAAAATACTATTAACAACACTCAGAGAACCTCTGATGGAAATCTAAAGTTAGTTAGTGGGATGAATGATGACCCTGAGTCCTTTATTGGAAAAGGTTATAAATTGGATATTTAAAAATTTTAATAATTTAACTGATAAATTAGATTTATTATGGCTGGAAAATTAGGTAAGTTTTAGATGGTAGGCTTCCAACACTGGAAGGGTCTTACTAAAGAAAACCACCTCGGCTCCATCTTTCAACTGGCTCCTCAAAAAGCCACTAACTTGATGGTGCAACTATTAGCTTTCTATAGAGGAAAGACACTTGATACATTCCTTAATCAATTTCCTACTAAGGAATTTGAGGATGATAGTGAATATTACTGGGATGTAATTGGTTCTTCTAGAAGAAATATACCACTTATAGAAGCTAGAGATGAGAATGGTAATGTTGTAACAGCAGAAAGTGCTAATGTAGGTGCAGGTACTGTTCCTTTCTACTTAGTATTTGGTGAGGATTGGTTTGCTGATGGTGAATACATTGTAGGTAACTTGAATGAAGTTTATCAGTTCAGAATTATAGCTGAACCTAGAATGGAAGGAACTAATGCAGTTTATAAGGTAGAACTTGCTGGTGGTAATACTACTGGTTGTCCTGCTGAAAGATTGCTTGCAGGTGAAAGGTTCTCAGTAGAGGCAGCATTTGTTGAGAAAGAAATGTCTAGAAAGGTTGGTGATGTAAGATTCTCTAGCCCAGTTTCTATGAGAAATGAATGGTCTACAATTAGAATACAACATAAGGTTGAAGGTTCTATGTTGAACAAGAAACTTGCTGTAGGTATTCCTATTATGAAGCCTGCTGCTAGTGGATATACCAAGTCAGTTGCTACTATGTGGATGCACAATGTAGACTGGGAGGTTGAGCAATAGTTCTCAGAATATAAGAATAATGCACTTGCATTTGGTAGAAGTAACAGGAATGCCAATGGTGAATATATGAACTTTGGTAAGTCTGGTAATGTTATTAAGACTGGTGCAGGTTTGTTTGAGCAAATGGAAGTATCAAATACAATGTATTACAATACATTTAGTTTGAAACTACTTGAAGATGCTCTTTATGAGTTGTCAGCAGCTAAGTTGGACTTTGGAGATAGATACTTTATCATCAAGACTGGTGAAAGAGGTGCTATTAACTTCCATAAGGAAGTACTAAAGACTGTATCAGGTTGGACACAGTTTGTACTTGATAACAACTCTATAGGTGTTGTACAGAAGACTCAATCACAATTGCATACCAACTCTTTGAGTGCAGGTTTCCAATTTGTGGAATATAAGGCACCTAATGGTGTTAGAGTTAAGATTGATGTTGACCCATTCTATGATGACCCAGTAAGAAATAAGATACAGCATCCTAATGGTGGTGTAGCTATGTCATACAGATATGATATTATGTACATTGGTACAATGGACCAACCTAATATCTTCAAGTGTGCTATTAAGGGACAATCTGAATATAGAGGCTATCAGTGGGGTCTTAGAAACCCATTCACTGGTCAAATGAACAACCCGTATATGTCATTTGATGAGGATAGTGCTGTTGTTCACAGAATGGCTAAACTTGGTATTTGTGTACTAGACCCTACAAGGACTATGTCACTTATTCCTGCAATATTGCAAGGTTAATAACAGATAATATAATAGGGAGGGATTTGAACTCCCTTCCTATTTTTTTTTATAACAAAGGAGAAGTATAAAAATGGCAAAGAAAGAAGAGACAGTGGACTACACTCCACAAGATTTTGAAATTGATAATGCTAGTCCTATAGAAACTGTTGAGGTTGAAAAACCTACAGCAACAGAAGTATCACATAGGATTGAAAGAGCACCTATTAGAAGAGATACTAAACTAGTAAGTTGTCTCAGAAATGAGAGAGTTATTGTAAGACATATTCCCAAGTAGAGTGGTATGGTTACTAACCCTAAACATATTCTATATGGTGGTATGAGTGATAACTCTAAGAAGACTTTTGTAGTACCAAGACTTTCATCTGGAGTATTTGTAAATGTTCTTACTGATAGTGAGAAAGCTTATCTTGAGGAAATAATGGGACTAGAATATAATGCTCTTAGTGTTTATAAGAGACCTGAGAGTGAGAATTATTGGAATGATGGCAATGAAACTGGCATATCAAGAGTAACTCTTGGTAAGTAGGATAACTACTTTAGTCTTTCAGACCCAGAAGATTTCATTAGATATAAGATTCTATTAGCTAATAAGGACTTTATAGCATCTTCAATGCAGGCTTATCAGGATAACCCAAAAGAGACTCAGCAATTTGTTATTATAGCAGAGGGTGAAGAGACTAAGATGGCTAAGAATAATATGAGCTATACAATGAGATGTTACAAGGAATTTGGTAAGATTGAAGAGAATGTTGATGTATTAAGAACTATTATAGAACTTATAGATGGCAGACCTACTTCACCACATTCAAAACTTGAATTCTTGCAGACTAAGGCAAATAACCTTATTCAAGCAGATGGAAAGTTGTTCTTGAAGGTTATTACAGACCCATTGTTAAATACAAAGGTTCTTATTAAGAAGGCTATAGCTGCTAATATAATTGCTAATAGAGGTAATCAACTTTATATGAGAAGTGATAATACACCATTATGTGAAGTTAATGAGGAACCTACATTAAATATAGCTGCAAATTATCTTAATTCTCCTAGACATTAGGAGCTTAAGTTTAGTATTGAAGCTAAATTAAAATAAGGAATAATATGACAACACAGGAGTTTTCAAATGAATTTGAGGTTCAATATAATAACATCATGAGCAATGCAGCTCCTGGTCTTGATGAATATGAAAAGTCAGTCTTTCTAACAAAGGCTTAGGATGAAATAATTAAGAATTACTTCAATCCTAAAGGTAACAAGTATCAAGAAGGCTTTGATGCAAGTCCTAAAAGATAGATTGACTTCTCTTCATTAGTTATAAGTTATTCTCCAGCAGTTTTTAGTTCTAATAATGCAATTAAGTTTGATGATAGAAGTGTTCTATTTCAAATGCCTTTAGATGTATTATTTGTTCTAAATGAAACAGCACAGTGTACTGTAGATGAATTAGAGAGAACAGTAAGTGTTGTCCCTATAACAGTTGCAGAATATACTAAGGTTATGTCTAAACCTTATAAGCAACCACTTAAGAATCAGGCTTGGAGAATATTTCAATCTACTGGAAGTGGTGTTAATTATATCTCAGAAGTAATAGTAAAGTAGGGTGCTACTATTTCTAACTATAGATTTAGATATGTAAAGAACCCTCCTCCTATTATATTAACAGACTTACATGACCTTAATGTAAGTATTAAGGGACTTACTGATGTAACAGATTGTTAGCTTAGTGCTAGCATCCATCCTGAGATATTATAGAGAGCTGTAGAATTAGCAAAAGCTGCTTATGTAGGTGATGCTAAGAGTGTAATTGAACTAGGAGAAAGGAGTGAATAATGACTGCTGAAGAATTTTCAAATGAGTTTGACATACTTCTCAATAGTTATGACACTGCTGAGATAGGATAGGCTCAAGGTAAACTTGAGTTTGATGAATATGAGAAATCAGTATTCTTAACTAAAGCACAAGAGGAACTAGTTATTTCTTTATATGATGGCAGAAACTCTTCAGGAGAATCCTTTGAGAACACAGAGGAAGCTAGAAGAAGTCTAAGTTCATTAGTAAAGACTTACACAACTACTGATTAGTTAACTAATAATACAGGACTATCAACTTATTCTAAGTTTTATGCCTTGCCAAGTGACTTATGGTATATTACCTATGAAGCTGTTACTATAACTGATTCTTCAAGTTGTTTAAATAACTCAGAACTTACAGTAACACCTGTTACTTAGGATGCTTATTATAAGCAAAGTAAAAACCCTTTTAAAAGGGCAAATAACAGAAGAGCATTGAGATTAGATGCTGGAGATAATATAGCTGAGATTATATCAAAGTATACCATCTCTAAGTATCTTATAAGGTACTTATCTAAACCCTCTCCTATTATAACTACTTCCCTTACAGATAATTTATCTATTAATGGTGTAGTAGTAAAATCAGAATGTAAACTAAATCCTGTAATGCATAGGACTATATTAGAAAGAGCTGTTAGAATGGCTTTTTCAAGTAGAGCACAAAGCACAGGTAAATAAAACTATTGTATAATTTAATTTGAATTACAATGACATTTAGTGAAAATCAAGTAAGACAACTTTATGTTGCCACTGCTGTAA